CCAGCCGACATAAATAAATGGTCATTATTTGCGTATTGCTGGAAAACTAGAATTAAATGCTTAATGGCTTCGTCACGTTCTTTTTCCAAACTCTCGCGTGATGCTTCCCACACCATCCACATGACAGGGATAATACCTTTTACCCAAGGGTAATCACCTTTACTTATAAATGCTTCAAATTGCTGCCTTGATTTATCCATCACTCCACCTTATTCAATATATCAAATCCTGATTTTGTTAGTGTCCATCCAATGATTGTCTGTCTAATTAAACCTTTTTTCTCAAAAGACTTAAGTGTTCTACCATCAATTCCAGCGCCAAACTTATCTCTCACAATATCCAGTGTTTTAATTTGCTTGCCTGTTAATTTCATATTCATTCCTCTTCATTGCATCCCTGCGAGTTAAATTAGAACTGCTTTCCGCCTTCCTTTGCTCTATTTTCCCGTTTATGATCTGCTCTATGTTTGTTGTATTCGAGCTTTTCAGTTATTGCACCCTCAATGTCATAACCAAAGGCTTCGGCATAATCCAAAATACGAATAACAGCATCAGCAAGCTCAGCCTCTGCCATTTTCCGATGTGGTAAGTGATCGTCCATTAAATCCTTACGCTCTCCCTCCATTGCCTCACTGATTTCTGAATGAATAAGGCAGAGTAACGTTCCTTTTTCGCGTGGGTTATCCCACCATCCTGCATCTTTGTTTTGCTGATGAATTTGTTTCTGTAACTGTTCAATATTCATATCTATCTCCTGCTTGCATCCTTGCACTGAGTAATGGTTATATCCTTTGGTTAAACGGGTAGGGGGTTAGGCGCTTTGGCTAACTTCTTCAAACTCGCCTTCAAATACTGAGGCGTTTTCCTGATCGACATTAGCCTCTGCTTTTTCATCAAGAATTACCGCCTTCTGCATTTCGATAGAAACAGGCAGGTATTTAAATAAACGACGAATAACAGTTTTCTTCGCCATTTCCTCCCAGTGAGAAACCCATGGGCCATTTTGTCCAGCTTTACTTGATGCTCTGACTTTCTCAATTTGGTTATGCGTCATAACTTCAAACTGGACACCGCCATCTTTCAACCTTGCGACAGCGTAAACGTGTGTAATGGGCGAGTCCTCATTTTCACCTGGTACGTGCGTTAGGTTTTCATTCAGTCCATACTCAAAATGGAAACTATCGCCTTGCCTTACCGTTCTGGCTGAGATGCTTACTATTTGCCCTGATCGGCGTGCTAAATCAATCATTCCTCGGTAGCCAATGATTAGCTGCGCATCGGTCCTAACGGTTACCCACTGATTACCTTGTTTTCTCTTTTTCTCGAAAGGCAATATATATGCATGCCCTAGTGCATTGCCCGGTTCTAATCCTAATTGCGAACATTGCACCACTGCACCAACAAAACTTTGCATATCACAATTGGCTAATTCTGGCGTTTTTCTAATTTCCGTCGTCACAATGCGGATCATTCTATCCGGCGTCATGTGACGAGGAAGCGCAGCTGCTAATTGCGCTTTCATATTTGGCTTGTTAATAAACTCAACCAGCATTTGATCTTTGGTTTTTTCTTTTACCTCTGTACCTTGAGTTTTTTGCAAGTCAGCTTGAGCTAATGGTGGGTTACTCATTCCTTAATTCCTTAGCCCAATAGGGCAGTGATAATGTACGTATGCCTGCCCATTCATCCGTTTTTAGGCATTCTGCATACGTTCTTAAATTTTGTTTGTAGGTTGTTCGACCAATATCTTTTGCTTGTTGGTCTAAATTGAAAACTCTAACGGGGTATCTACCGCAGTCGATAGTCGTACTAACAACGAGAAAGACAAATACAGGAGATTCACCTGCTAATGATTTATATCCATCAGAATAAAAAGAGTCCTGTACGTGATATCTATATTCGTACATGGAGCGGTCAAATCGTTGAATGTCAGCAGAGCTTTTTACATCAACAATCCAATGGTGCTCTTGAATGAGTTTATCCGGCCTGCAACGACAAAGAATGTCCGTATCTTCATCATTCCAATAAATGCTACTTTCAGCTACTCCGTTAGCTTCTAAGCACCATCTTGCGATAGGGTGCGCCATTGCACTATCTCTCATGAGCATCAACTTCCTGTTATCGTCATAAGTAATAGGTGTGATACCTTCCTTTTCACACATTTCGAGAAATTCCTTTTCCTCTTGCTTCCCTGCGTTTGTTCTACGATTTACATCAGGACCTATCTTGTATCGCTTACTGTATTCATCTGGCTCTAACAAAAGGCAGTGGATAGCAGTCCCGAAATCCAATGCCTTTATTTTCTCTTCATCAATGGGAGCATCCTTACTCCAGATATATTCAGCTGGCATTTCACTGATTAAATCCAACTGTGATTTACTAATACCTAATCCATGGTGATAGTCCTCATTTGAAATGTCGTAATGGATACCGGGTTTCATCCTAAAACCTCTTTATCTATCCCGATCTGAATGGCTGTTCTAATTCCATCTAAAACAGCATCCAGCGCTTGAGGGCTAATTTCAAATACAGGATTTAACTTCCTTGCTAAATCCATACATAACAGTTCTTCGGGTAGGCTATCCATAACCTCATCAACTGATATTTTCCCTTCCTGAGAATTAACAAACGCTTGTTTTTCCATTTGGCGTTCGTACCAGTCGTTTCTGAGTCCGTAGGTGTTGGTAATCACGCAACCCTCCTTGGGTTAGAAACACGTAATATCCTGTTAATAAAGGCTTCCTTTCCTATCGCATTGATAATCCTTTCAAGCGATTCATCATCACAATCGAGCACATATTCCATTGCCTCAACTGGGTCAATTTCCGTTAATTTAGCCAACTCAGCGAAACTTCCTGTCTCAATACTGAGCTTGCTACTTTCGTCAAATTCCATGACTGTTTTGCCGTCCACTACCTGAGTTCCGTTCGAGTAGCTGTATGAAATTTGCATAATCACCTCAACTTACAAATGTCGGTATTACGCCAACGGTTGTCACAATGACCACAGCTAAACTGAATAACCATGGGCTTGTACGTTTATTTTTACGTGCTTGAGGTGTAGTGATACGCACCGCCATGCAATCACGCATAGCGCTGTAATAGTTAGTTTTCATTGTTACCTCGCTAGGTGAGCGATAGGGTGGTTATCTGGTGTTGGTGCGGTGGGTTAGATTCCGAGGCGTTTTGCTAACTCAACAGCCTTAAATAGACCACCTCGTTTAACGCTTCGCTTGTGCTGATATTTGTTTGTTGTTGGATAAAATAGAACCTTTCCTTTCTTTGTTTGAAAGTGAATAGTTCCGATTGAATCTCTGGTGTACGGAATATCTATATCCTTTAGTTGCTCCGTATTATTTTTAAGTCGCTCTAATTTCCGCTCTTTTACCATTTCCTTGTATGCGCGAAAATCGTCTCCTACATCACCCATAATTAATTCCTTATGTGCGTATTCCTCACTATTAATAGCGATATGAATGATTAAGTGGTGGGTTACTGCTGACCGAGGGCTGTCATACTCCCTCCGTTATTAACTAGAGATATTCGATATTCCAAGTGGGGTGATAAATATCCGCATACTTATCACTATCCATTTTTATTTTTAGGCTTCCTGCGTGAACCCCAACTACAACTCCCTCTTTTATTGAGCCACTAAGGAGCGTATATCGAACACGATCACCTTTTTTGATATTCAAACCGTAGGTTTTGTTTATGTAATCGAACACATCACTTCTCCGTTATTAACTAAATACGATGCTAGTCATCAAGCTTGAGTTTTTGAATTAAGTTGCTCACCGCGGTATCTACTGCTTCCTGATCGATGGTGTCGAATAGCTTGTTGCGTGCTTTTTCCGCTTTATCAAAGCTTTCCTCTTCATCGTCGTCGTAATCTATCCATAATCCAAAGTCGACATCGAAAATTTTCTCAGGCCAGCAATACTGCACTCCGACTTTTTGCTCATCTATTTCATGGACTTTCTTAACTAAAATCTGACGCCCATGTGACTCAAATTCCTTAAACCATATTTCCATCTCTATCTCCTATCTATTAATCAACTCACCACAGCCCACTAAGTAATAAGCTCTGGTTAGTTGCCCATATATCGTCATGGGCTAACGCTATTCAAGCCATGAATAGGATCGGCATAATATTTATTTTTCTCTCAGTTTAGATTTGAACACTTACATAAATCCTCCGATTCAAACGGTGCTTAGTAAATATGGCGAGACCGATTTATCGCCTTTGGTTTATTGGTCTAAAAAAAGCTATCTCACCACAGCCCACAGAATGGACTGGGATTAGTTAACTAGGTTTGAGTCCTGTACTTTCTTTCTAACGCTGTGACTTGAGCTTTATTGAACCTAGCGTCATCCTCAGTTGCTATCTCAGATTCGCAACTGTCGCAAATTGAATATTTAGTATTAATTACATGCTTAACTGAGTTGATCCTAACTTCTATTTCTTCCATCTCATGATGCAAATATCCCTCACTACATACAGGGCATAGTTCTTTTTTATCCACTAAATCCTCCTTTTGATGCCTGCTTTTAACCACATCAGGCGAGGTGGTTCCTTACTTTCCACAGTCAAGGAAAATTGATATATTGGTTATTCCACAGTCAATATAGGAATGTTTTATGTCAGATGTAGTAATTGATCCAAAAGAAAACCCTGAATTAGCGGCTCAGCAATTAGTTGTAGAATTGATTAAGGCTGAAAAAACAGCCATGATTAATGGAGCAGCGTCAAGATCAACAGTTGAGTCGATCATATTTGCTCACCAAAGTTTTACTAATTACTTTAAAAAACTTAAAGATAATTAATTGTCTTGATATAGCGTTATAAAAGCCACTGCCACAGAGCGAGCAAGTTCTTCTGCTTGCTCTTTATCTGGATTGTTATTAGTTATTAAACATGCCAATGTTTGGCTTGCAATCTCTTGAATTTTTACTGGTAACTCTTCAAATTTCATCTTACTTCTCCTATCTCGCCGTAACCCCGAACTCACTGCTCGGCTGTTTTGTTTTAACTCCTGAAAATACTGCTACATTAGGTAAGCAACAGTTATCTCCACTTGGATAATGCTTTGTTGGTTTGAGAGATAGAACAGGGCGTTCTGGTTTCTCTTTCACTGAGTTAGCTTTAGCAATTTCTTCTTCTTTCAGCTTGTTAGCTCTGAAAGATGCATATCTAGCGTATTGACGCGCTTTATATGAATTACTGTTTACATGCTTAACTTCTACTTGTTTACGTTCACCTGCTTTCTTGGGTGACGTTT